TTGCCCAACTCGGTTGCTATGGTGGCGGCGTAGTTCGGGTCGTTGCCCAGCGCGGCGGCCAGCTCGGCCAGGGTGTCGAGGGCTGTCGAAGCGCCGTCGGTGAGTTCTGCCTTTACCGCGGCTTTAGCCGCTTCGATCGTGTCGAAGATCTTGTCCGCCGACCAGGTGACAGACGTAGCGCCGTCGCCGGCCGCGTCGTCGATTGCGGCACCGGAGGAACCCAGCAGGCCGTACAGTTCGTTGATCGCCGCGACGAGATTGCCCTTGGCGGTGGTGCTCAGTGCGGTGAGGTCGCCCTGCTTGGTGCGCAGGTCTTTGATGTCCGCGCCGATGGCTTGGGCCAGTGCGATGATTTTGGTTTCGAAACTCATTGGTTAGCCCTTTGCGAGAATGTAGTAGGCGAGCGGGTCGGGGTTCAGGTTGTCGGATACGAAAAGGCCGTTGTCGCTGCCCTGGGTCAGCCGGTTGTTCGGGTCGGCGCTGATGACGGGCGAGCCGCCAGAGCCGGGGGCGTCTTTGCCAGGCGGACCAGGCGGCCCCTGCTCTCCTGTCGTGACAACAACCGTCTCGGCGTCTGGCTCCAGAGCTATGGCGTACTCCACGCCGGTTTCGATGACCAGAACCTCGGGATCGCCGCAGATGGCTACGCTCATGCGGTCACCTCACGGCTGACGGTGACGGCTCCTTGCAGATAGCGCTGAACGGCGCCGTCCGGGTATTCCACTTCGAGGTCATAGACACCTTCGGACCAAGTGAGCCCGGCCGTCTGCGTGGCGCTGATGGTTCGCGTAATGGTGCCGAGGCCGGCGATGGTGATTCCGCCGTTGAGCGTCGATAGCTCGAGCAGCGCCGCCCCGCCGATCTGCTCGCGAATCTGCATCCGAACGATGGCGCCGGACAGGTCTACGGGCGGCTTGTAGATCAACATCCCGTCAGCGGGCAGCAGGCCGAACGCCGACAGCGCGTTGATCTCCAGCGTCGAGGCGTCGATGACCTCAATCCGGTGCGGCCGCTGCGTTTGGTGCGAGCGGTTGAGTTCCGGCATCTTCTGCGCGCCTTCGACCCATGCGAGCCAGTTGCCCGGCAGGCCGTGCTCAACGGTGAGCCGAACCGGGGCCGTCGAGGCGATGGCGGTAATGGGCTTGTACTCGTACCGCGGCTGCATAATGCGGATCGTGTCGCGCAGGGTGGCGCCCTGAACAATCTTCAGGTCTAGTTTTGCTGGCTGCATAGTTGCTCCGGGCAGAAAAAACCCGCACATGGCGGGCCTTATTTGCGGCTGACGGTTAGATGGTGATTTCGATCACGCTTGGGTTTGCCCCTTCGCTGCCGGAGTTGAATACGGTTTCACCAAGCGTCGCGCCGTCTAGCTCGATCCTAGCCGTCACTTCCGCATAGCGGTTGTTCGGGTTGAAGGTGATCCTGAACATCGTGATCGCGGGATCCTCAGCCATGCCAAGCTCTGTGACGTACTCCCCCGACCCGCTGAGCGCGAGCCCAGGGGCGCCGTTATAGTCCGCCAGGTAGCTCGCGCCGTCCGTGCTGAAGGTGGCCAGGTCCAGCGGCGGGTACTGCATTCCCCCGGCGAACGGATCGACGTTGGTTAGGACAGAATCACCGTTGCTGTAGATCCAGCGCAGCACGTAGCCATTGAGAACCGGGGCAGGCTCAAGCGCGGTAACCCTTGCGGCCAGTTCGTCAATGGCCGACTCGGACGCTGTAGCCCTGCCGTCCAGCAGAGAGATGCTGCTCTCGGCCGCGAGGACGCGGGAAGAGAGTGCGGACACGTCCGAGGTCAATGAAGATAGCGCCGCAAAAATCTCTGTGAGCGCGCCAGCGGTAATCGAGCAGTAAGCAATGCCGCCGCCCTGCCAATCCATTGCAGTCGTGCCCTCCATTCCCCGGGTCAGCGCTGCTGTGCCTCCCGCAACCACAGCCCCGACAATCTCCCACGCCGTAGGGTTGGCCAGCGAGTCGGTAATGCTCAGCCGATACAAGCCATCGGGCAGCGTGAGGGCGAGCGAAGTCGCGCCGGCCGCCAGGGTTATGTCCTGGCGCCAGTTGTTGACGAAATCCATGTTGTGTCCTCAGACGTAGCAGACGGGCGTTGTTTGATTGCGCGTGATGGCGCCTGTGTTGGGGTTTTCCGAGCCGTAGCGGGCAAGGCCTGTAGGTGACACTGTGCCGGCCACTTTTCCGGCTCGGCTGCTGATAGGCCCCCAGCTGCGAGTACCGGCAAGGGGCTTGTTCCGCTCGAAGCCGACCAGCGTGTTGCTCTGTCGGCATATCTCGAGCTGTACCCAGTTGTTCTGGCTGAACAGATCCCAGCCATAGAGGTAGTAAGCTGCGTCCCATGGCTTGTCATACGGCACGCAGAGCGCCGAGAAGGACGAGAGCGGGCCGAAGTTAGGCAAGCCGTCGCCAGTGCCCGACCCCTCCGTTGCAGTCGTGACGCCCTCTACCGTCTCGGTCTTGCTCTGCGACTGCAGCGGGTAACCTGTACCGAACCAGCCGGTTGTTTTGTTGTAGGTCAGCCCGCCCGCCGTAGAAGTGCTATCGATGACAGCGCCATTCAGGCGCAGCGTCAGGCTTGACTGCATGCTTGCCGTGCCGTCATAGCTGAGCCGGTGCACCATCGTGTCCGATAGCACCTCTATCGTTCCGTTGGTGTAGTGCCGCTCAACCTTGCTACCGCCTATCGTCTCAGCCGGCGCAGCGGCCACCTCGTCATAGGTCTGCTGAATGTCCAGGGTGACGACGTCATAACCGGTCGCCCCGTACCACATCGCAACGATGCGGCCAGTTAGCTGCCGAGACTGATGCCTGTCGTAGACCTGTGCCGATACGCCAGTCCCGGTTCCGCTCGCAGCAAGCGGGAGCGGCGTTGTGGTGTAGTCAATGAACCCTTCACCAGCCACCGAGGTGACTTCAGGCGTCGGGCGAACACGGTTCCAAAACTCAACGGGCGTGCCGTTATCCCATGTCGCCGTCCCGTAAGTCTGCGCGCGAGTTCTGACCACAGAGAGCGCGCCCGCCACCTCGCCTTCCACCTCGGTCATGGTCAGCTCAAGCCAGCCGAGCGGTATCTTATTCAGCGGGTGCGAGCCGTTCGAGTCAAAGGCGTAGACCGGCTTAAAGATCATCAGCAGTGCCGCGCTGCCGTCTGGCTTTACGTCGGCAATTGACAGCCAGGCGGATGCGCCTGCCGGGCTTGGATTAGCCGGGTTAGGCTCTGCCTGTCCAAGGATCGTCAGCGAGGCAAAACGGGTGCGCTCATCTGGCGTGCCGCCGACCACACCAAAGCGGCTTATCCGTAGTTCAAGCGTGAGGGGCGATTCTGTGTTGACCGGATTGGCGATATTGACCGGGCTCACCAGCCAGCGATCACCGCTTGGCGCGCAGTAAACCCAGCCGCCGAGCGGTGTGCCGTGAAGCTGCAAGTAGGCGCCAGCCAATACGGCATCGTTGCGCCACTCCCAGCCACGCGCCTGATCGTCAATCAGCTCCTCAGGCGAGCGCACAACCGGTGCCACGCCTGGCGCTCGGACAGGCGCCGTAAATCCGTTTTCATCGAGCTGATTGGCGTGCATGCGTTGCGGTTGCGGATAGGCCAACGACTGGCCGTTGCTTAGGGCGATCTGCCCGCTTTTCACAGCCCCATGCCAGGGGCAGCCCCATACGCTCATACCGGCTCCGCATAGTCGAAAATCACCTCGGCGCCGTTGGCATCTGTCATCACGATGCGCTTGGCCGCGGGCAAGATGAATAGGCCATCGCTGCTTGGCAGACCACCCGGCCACCACTGGCGCGCGGCATAGCCAGGCTCGGTTAGCGGGCTGGCGACGCCGCCTGACCCAGTCGCCGGAGGCTTATAGACGCCACGCCCGCGCGAGGCAGGCAGCGCGCCGACAGGCGCGATTGGCGACAGTGGTTTACGGGTTGTAGGTTGTCGCGTGAGGCGGTTGATGTCCTCGACGACGGCCTTGCCGGTCCGCTCTTCGATCATCGCCTGGCCGCCCGCGCGGCGGCTCGCCTCGTTGATGCGCCCAGCGTTACGCCGCGACTGCTCCATCGCCCGCCCGGAGGCGCGGCGCAGCTCTTCGTTCGTGGCCATGGTTACAGCTCCAGGGTGTTGTCAGGTATGCCGACGCGGTACAGCGTCTCGCTGGCCAGCAATCGCTCGTCCCGGTCTGCGGCGGGGATCTCATCCGCCTCTGTTTCCATCCGGCGCGGGAACACTTCTGTGCCTTCCGTTGTGGACGAGTAGTTGCCGGCGAATCCCTCCATCGTGTCGTCGTAGGGAGGCGAATCAAGCCGCCCGCCAAGCTGGGTCGGCAGCGGGACATAAAAGCCATCATCACCAGAGCCACCGCCGCCAGCCTCGCCGCCTAAGCGTGGTGGCAAGGTCAGCGGATCACTGACGCCGCCGCCGCGCATGACGGCGATGCTCAGCGTGGTCAATGCCTGCCCGCTGGACAGATCGAAGTTGTCGACGATGCGCCTGCACTTGCCGATGGCGTGTGCGCCCTGGTCGTTTAGCTCAATCGTGTGCGTCAGATCGATGCCTAGCGCCAAACTGGTTGGCACCTGAAAGGTCAGCGTCGTCTCGCGGTGCGCCGATACGATCTCAGCCATTGCCGAGCGCAGCGCTACGGTCATTGCCGCATTGCGCCGGACATCGTCTGGCAGGTCGGTGTTGCCGCTGCTGCCGCCAAGGATGGGCTCATCGACCCATTCATCCGCTTGATCGTCTTCAACGTCGACCGTGTAGGCCGCGCGCTGGACGATGCGCGACGTTTCAGTCTCGCCCGCTGTGGTAGCCAGGGTCAGGCTGTATGTCTCGGTCACAACCTGCACCCAGCGCCGCGCACCCACCCAGCTTACGCCGAGCAGCAGATCGGCAAAGGTGTTGATCCAAGGGTTACCGTCGCCGCACGGGTCGGACATGGTCATCGGCAGCGAGTAGTAAGTCGGACTGATCAGCGTCTCACTATTGTCCGCAGCTGCGTCTTCAATCATGTCCTTAGTTGGCAGCTCGTGACTGTTCGTCCGCCACTGACAGAAGCCGCTGAGCCCGGTAAGGCCCTGCGTTTCTGGCGACTGCCACTGGTAATTCTTGTTGCGCTGCCAAAGCCGGTTGTAGCGGTAGCTGAATTCGATCTCGACGCGGTTCGTGGTGCGGTCAAGATCAGCCTGCTGCAGCTCGACGGACTGATAGAGCGTCGTGCCCTGGCCGAATACGAAGTGTGGCGCTGTGGCGTACCAGCTGGTCACGCGCAAGTCTCCAGCGGGCGAGCAATCGAGGCTGGCCGTGCGAGTGCTAAGCCGTTCGAGTGCGTAATCCCAATGGCTGCGCCCCTCTACTGCCTCGAACACGTCAGCGGACCAGTCACCGCCCACCAGCGAATCGACGCCGGCAATGCTCAGCGATTCCACCCGCTGCTGCAGCTGATCGCTCAGCTCGCACGAGAGCACGCGCGAAACCGGGTCCCAGTTGGCTTGCGCTATCTGGCCGGTGTCGCGTCGCTCCTGCCGGGTGACGCCGCTCGTAGTGCAGATGAAATCGACGGTAACCGGGCTGCCCTTCCAGTCGGTCGGCACAACCGGGCCATCTGCAATGTACAGATCGAACCCGCCAACGCCGGCCGCGCCCTCCTCCCGGTCAACCTCAACCGTGCCGGTAAGCTGCGCCGATACGTCTACCTCGGCCACGCGAACCAGCAGGCGCCACACGTCCGACTGGCCTGTGACGACATAGACCGGATCGATAGCTGATGAAGCGACGCCATTCAGCGGCACGGCGTTGAGCGGCGAGGCATTCAGCATTTAGGTTTCTTCCCAGTTGATCGACCAGCCTTGGCTGGCAGAGCCGGAGCTTTGAGTTTTGGCGGGCTTGTTGGCGAACACGGAATAGACCGGCATCCAGCAAACCCGGTAGAGCGTGGCGCTGGCAGCGGTGCCGACCGTGGCGACCCCGTCAACGACGGAGCACGACACCGACACCCACTGATCGCCCACGAGCGCATCGGCCCACGGCAGAACATC